ATACGCCAGCACTGCTGTCAGCACCAGCAGGCCGGCGCATGCCGCACCCAGAGCGTAGGCTACAGGGCGGTAGATCATTGGCCCAGACACTGCCGGTTCTCAGCCTGCCGGCGCAGGGTCAGGCCACGCAGAGGCTCACCGCGGAAGCGATCCCAGCGCAGGGTCTCGGCGCAGGCCCCAGCGTAATCGCCCGCGTTCAGCCGGTGCACCAGCGTCGAGCCGCAGAACGCCCCCGGCCCGATGTTGTACGCCAGGCTCAGGAAGGCATCGTACTCGTACTGATGCAGCGGCACGCGCACGCACTGCTTGAGCGCACCCTCAAAGCGCTGCACGTCAGCGAGCTTGCGCACCAGCGCCTGTACAGGCTCAATGGTGTCGCCAGGTTGCACGCCGTCAGTGGTGCCGAATCCGAGGGTCGGCTTGTCGCCCTTGACCGGGATGTACGCCTCGCCACGGTAGCCCTCATGGACGGCGATGCCGACCAGCGCAGACGCTGAGAGCGTCAGGGCGCCGATGACGATGCGGGCTTTCATTCGGTGTCAGGCCCGCCCCGGAAATACATCTTTCCCCAGCGGTAGAGCAGGAAGCCGATCTGGAGCACCAAGTAGATCAACGTGACCCACAGCACCAGATCGTTGATCGGCATGCCGGCAATCGTCGCGCCGGCAACGGCAACTGGCGGCGAAGCCTTTGCGGCTTCGGTGGCGATGTCGGCTTTCTGTTGCATCGTCAGGCTCATGGCTGATGTTCGGCCGCGCGGGCTTCGATTTCCATTGGATGGTTGGTGTATCCGTGGCGCAGCAGGCCCCACAGGTACGTGACGTAGTATCGCAGCAAGCCCATGCGCTTGTATTGCCGCCAGTGGGCGATTTCGTGCCTAGTCAGGCGCTGACTGTGCAGATGCTCGGGCAGCACAAAAATCCCCCACGGCGCCAGCGCCACGCCTGCGAAGCCGAAGCGGCGCAGGGTCCAAGCGATGATGTGGCGGGCGGGTTTGGGGGTCATGGGGCGAGGGCGTTGACGGACTGGGGGGCGAGAGAATTTGAGCGCACCGGCTCTGCCCTTGGAGCGATCTCAACGCCGGCAGCAGTAGTCACTGCCCGCCCAAGACGCTCTGGCTGCAGTTGCGTAGCAACAGATCCGCCACCAGTTGCCCTTTGGCGCTGTAATTGCAGCGCTTTTTCAACCGAGCGCGCAGCTAAAGCCGGGTCGGTCATTTCGCGGGCAATTTCCAGCGCCAGTTGGTTGTCCAAGCGCAAAGCAAGGCGTTTGGCGGTGTTGTTGAACACCGTCAACGCGACGTTGAGAAAGTTTGGCAGCGGCAAGCCGATCTCTCGACCAGTTTCAGTACCAATGCCCTTGATGTCAATTCCGGTTGCTGCGCCAGCCTTAACCAATCGCTCGTATTCGCCGCGCCGCAACAAGTCTTGTTGAACCGAGTTTATGTGGCTCAGTTGTTGTGGCGTCAGACCTTTGGTCAGCTTGTCAATGCGCGACTGAACGGCGTCCGCCGTAGCGCCTGCCGGCAACGGATCGGGGAGCTTAATGTTTGCTCGCTCGGCAATTTCTTGCACCTTGGCGTGCCGCGCAGCATTGACACCAACAATGTTGATGCGTTGCAGCGTGTTCATGCCGGCAGCGTCAAGCACGCGGATCGGGTCAGCGTACTTTTTGAGGAACGCGGCGTGAGCTTCCGGCGTAAACTTGCCAACTTCGCGCGTGTACAGGTCTTCAATACCCGAACGCATCACGCGCATGGCGTCTGGATCTTTGCCAAACATCGTGACAAAGTTTTGGGCTTCAGATACGCCGCGTGGTTGAAAATACTTAACAACCACATCTTCCGGCTTGATTTTTGGCTCGTTTAGCCCAGTAGTCCTAAACAGTTGCGCGTTGACTCCAGTCTTAAATTGCGGGACGTACTGTTCCCGGTAGAGCCTCAGAGCTTCAGCATACTTTTGCTTGGCAGCGTCGCTTAACGTTGTCGATGCAGAAACCGCGTCGTCAATGGCGCTGTGAATTTGGCCCAAGTTGCGGAGTCTGGTTGCCGCCGCAGGATCTGAGGACAACTTTCCAGCAGCAATGTCAGCATTGACCGCCTTGCGGATGTCGTCCAGTTGTTGCAGCGTGGCTGTTGGGGTTTCTGGCGCTCGTTGCGCGGTCAGTCTTTGAGACACCAAGCCACGGCCAACAGGCAATGGCTCAGGTTTGCGCGCCAACTGCGCGAGCTTGCGGACGGTTTCTGGCGCCGTTGAGGGATCAAACTCCGACAACTTTTTGCCAAGAATGTCTTCAGCTTGACGCACCACGCTGGCAAGATCAATTTTTGAGTTGCCCGCTTCTTTGAAAGCGGCCTCATAGGCTGGTCGAATGACGTTAGCCTTTAGCGCTTGGCGCTTGGATTCTGCCGATTGAAAAAGAGCAGACCCCACATCTTCAGCGTTTGCCGGCTGCAGCGCTGTTTCCATGCGCCGTTCAAGCTGCGCAAGCACCCTGCCGGCTTTTTCTTGGCCTCTGGCCTGTTGAGCACGTTGAGCCGTTGCCGTTTGAGCCTGCATAAAGGCGTATTCGCCCGCAAGGCCCGGTACTTCTGCCGCGCGCGCCTGCAGAGTTGCAAAACCCGGCGTGCCTGCGGTGGCGGCAACCTCGCCGGCAGCAGGAATGGCGCCAGGCGTAGCGGCACGCGGGCCGCGCAACGCAGCAAGAATGTCGTCGCCCTTGTTTTCAAGCGCCTTCAAGTACGTGTCTAGCTTGATGTTGCCGAGCCTGCTACCGTACTCAGCGGCCTTGGAAAAAACGGGGCCGACAACGCCCCGGCCAGCGGCCTCCATAGTGGCGCCAGACAACGTTTCACGCGCGGTGCGCTCCAGCGCCTGCGGCACAGTGATAGGCTCGTTATCGCCGGCAATCAAACGGTTGATGCCGCGAGCCGCGCTGTAACCAGCGCCAGCGCCACCAAGCATAGCCAGCGGGCCTGCCGGCGTTCCCAAGGCCGCGCCTCCGACAGTGCCAAGTCCCTCGATGGTGGGTCCGATTATTTGCGCCACACGTTGCCGCGTGGTTGGACCAGCAGGTGCGGCCGGTGGCGCAAAGTATGAGCCGGCGCCAGGAATTTGCCCCGGCGGCGCCGATGGTGCGGCTTGTTGCGGCGCAGCAAACAGCCTTTTGGCTTGTGCGATAACTTCTGCATCCGAGGCACCCGCAGGCCCGCGAATCTCGCGGATGTTGCCTTGAGGATCTCGGACTTTGTAAATCTGATCGGCCATGCTCACCTCACCACAGACCAGCCGCCACTTGAAGGCGCGGGCGTCGTAGAACTGCCGCGAGGCCCTGCTGCCGGCCTTGCTGGTGGCTGTGTTGTTGGGGCATTCAACCCAGCGCCCTGCGCCGGCATCGGCAGATCGCGGAATTGCGGGAATCTTTCAAAGTCCTCGCCATATTGCTTTTCATAGGCGTCCTTGATGCGCTCCATTGCGGAGCGAGCCTGTTTCTCAAGTGAATCAATTTGCTCTAGCATTGGCCCGGCGCCCTTAACCGGATCAATTACGGCAATTTGATCCGCCAAGATTTTCCATTCTTGATTGGCAATCGAACCAATGGCCCCAGACATTGCCGCCGTAGCTTTACCCATGGCGGTAATTTTGCCGCGCAAGTTTTCCAGCCGCGTCTGAGCTTGTGCCGCAGCGCCGCCAGGAAACGACGGCAAATATGCGCCAGAAAAGCCCGTGGCTCGCTCCAAGCCTGGCGCGGTACGCACCAGTTGCGCACTGTTCAGTGTGTCCTGCAGATTTTGCAACGCAGTTCCGGCGTTACGATATTCCTTGGCTACCGCATCACGGCGGCGGGCAAGCTCGCTTTCTGACATGGGTTTGCCGGCTGCGGGCGCGCCGGTTGCGGCTCCAGAAGCTCTGCGAGCCTCTGCCAGACGCTGAACAACAGCGGGATCTTGCGGGCCGCCGCGAATGTACGTTACTTCGCCATCAGGGCCAATCTGATAACCCCTTGCTTGCAAATAGCGCGCGCGCAAATCTGCTTGCGCAGTCGGCGCAACGCTCGGCGTTGCCCCGGGTGCCGCACCAGCCGCAGGCACGTTCTGCGCCCCCAACCGAACGCCAGAAACCGGCAACTCTGGGCGCGGGGGCGTAATGAATTGACCAGAACCGTCTTGTTGGCGCTGGAAAATGTTTGGCCCAACAGGAACCGTTCTTTGCGAAGGAGTCAGCACCTGCGGCTCCAAAAGCTTCGCAGCCTCCGGGTCTACGGCGTACATCCTCAACAGCGCGTTGGCCGTCATGGGCTGATCAAAAAATTCTGCAAGCCTGCCCTTGCGTTGGCGGTACGCAAGTTCAGCCTCTATCATTTTTCGGCCTGCCTCAAGCTGGGCTGGAGTGGTAGCGTTGTTGATCACAACGCGCCCCAAATCGGAAACCGTGGCGTTGGGATTGCCCATGATTTCTTGGGCACCACGGCGAAATGCTTCAAACGCCGCATCCTGCCGCGCTTGATTTTCCTGCTGTTGCTGCTGCTGCTGAATCCCCCGCAGCGCATTGATCGCTGGAGCCACAGCCGTCAGCGACTCAATCGGAGATTCGGGCGCAAATCGAATCGGCTGGCGGCTAACAGCGGCAAGCGGGATTCTGGTGTCAAGTTGCATGATGTCAGCCCCCGCCCGCGAGTTTGCGGCCGTAGATGTCAATCACCTGCTGGCGCTGTTGGCGATTGAGATAGTTCTCAAAGGACCCCAGCGCCCCGCCGATGGCGTTACTGTACGCTGAACCACGGGCAACGCGCCCCGCCGCCAGCGCGTTGGCCTCTTGCCCCATGATGTTGCCGGCAGAGGTGCCGAACCCGGACGCAGCGTTGCCCATCTGTGTGCTAGTAGATCGGCCGATGCCCGCAATATCTGAGAGTCTTCCAAACGCCCGGTCGTACTCCTGCGACGCCGTATCCTGCGCAAACCGCTGGCCGGCCTTGAGCGCGCCGCCCGACAGGAAGTTGCCCCGCGACGCCTGCATGCGCTCCAGCGCTTTCAGACCCTCGCCCAGACGGAACCCGTAGCCGGGGTCCATCTCCAGCATCTGCTGCTGCGAGCCCGGGCCGCCGAGGCCCATTGCACCGGACAGGCGTTCCAGCGCTTTCGTGCCGGCAGTGCGGTACGGTTCCAGCAGGCTTTTCTGGTATTCGAACATCTCCCGCTGCAGAGCAAGAGCGTTTGCCGCAGCTTGGGCTTGCGTTTTCGCGGCCTTCTCTGCAGCGTTGGCCTCCAGCACGCCGCCGACGACGCTGCCGACTCCGCCCACGACGGCCTGGCCGACGGGGCTGGTGACGAGTTGGACGGCTTTGTCGAGGAGGCTGCCGCCAGTTGCCCCGGCGCCAGCAGCGACTGCGCCTGCCGCCGAAGCCTCGCCAAGCGTTGCCGGAATCCCCGAGCCGGTAAGGCCGCCTGGGACCATGCCCTCCATGATGCCTGCGCCGCCGGTAGCCGCGCCGGTTGTTGCGCCGGTTGCGCCGCCAGTTGCTGCGGACGGAACAGCAGCGCCGCCTCCAATTGCCGCGGCGTCTGCTGCGGCGGACGCCGCGCCACCAACCGTTCCGCCACCGCCAAGGCCCGCGCCCAACACTCCACCAGCGCCGCCCAGCAGCGCGTTCACCCCCGCCAGTTCTGCCGCAGTTGCCGGCGCGATGACGCCGGGGGCCATGCCCTCCGCAATACCCAAGGCAGTGCCGGCGCTCGGCGTAATGCCCGCCGTCGGAGACATTGACGTAATTGCCGCAAAGGGATCTGCCAACGTGCCGGACTCAAACGTTGGCGGCGTGACGGGGCCAAGTGACGGCGGCAATTCAGTCAGAGGCGTCACCGACGGCGAGCCGGTCGGCAACGGAGTCATTGACGATGGCGGCGTTGTGAAAACATCCAACTCGGCCAAATTCGTCGGAGACAAAGACCCAGCTTGCCCCAGCACATCTGACGGCAGACTTGCCAAGTCTGCGGCCGACAACGCGCCACCAGCGCCGCCCAACAGCGCATTGACACTCGCCATTTCCGCAGCAGTTGCCGGCGCAATCACGCCAGGCGCCATAGCTTCTGCAATGCCCAGTGCACTGCCGGCACCTGCGCCCGCGCCAGCCCCAGCGCCGCCCAGCAACGAATTGATACCCGCGCCAAGACCGGCCAACCCGAGGCCGGCGCCCCAAGTCTTGATCAGCGGCATGACCATGTCGCCGATGTCGGAGCCTTCAATCTTGATGTCCTGCACGCCATCTGGCGTTACAAAACCCCAATAGGTATTGAAGGTGCGTTTGTCCGGGTGCTTCCAGCGCAGGTCGTATCCCGACGCACGCAGCTTGTCAATCGCCGAGGTTGCTTCTGGCGAGTAGTCCAGTTGGTACTGAGGGATAAATCCTCCGTTTTCGTCGGGGATTTGCCCAATCAGCTTGGCCTTGAAAACACCGCTTCTGTCATTCGTCATCGAAGCGGTGATCGGGTCAATCGGGCCCCCTTGGAAGCCCATCGCCCGCAACACCTGTTCCCACGGACCAGAATATTTGCCTACGTTGTCTTCTGGAGTCCAACGCGGATCGTCATACGACCAGTATTCAGACGACACTTTTGCCATGATTTACCTCACCCAATCCGCCAGTTGGTGCCGTCGCTGTACACGGGAACTCCGTTCGCCCCGCCTGCGGCTACGATAGACGCAAACGTCGTCGCGTTGGCATCGGTGACGAAGGCCCGCGCACCCGCCCCGGCGGTAGCCGCTGCCGGCAGTGTAGCCACGGTCAGCGTGCCGTGGTTGAAGTACTTCACGCTGAACGTCAGCGTCAGACCTGGCACGCGGAACACCGTAACGCTGGCGTTCCCCATCGTGATTTCGTTGCTGACACCGACTGCTGACACGTCGGCGTCGTAGCCGATCACCGTGTTGTTGCTGCCGGTTGTGAGCGAGTCACCGGCCTGCATGCCGACGGCGGTGTTGTTGGCGCCGGAGGTCAGGGCGCCGAGTGCGTCTTCACCCACGGCGGTGTTGTTGCTTGAGGTCGCTGCGTCCAGCGCGCGCGCTCCCACGGCGGTGTTATCTGCGCCGGTCACCACCAGCAGCAACGCGTCTTTGCCCACAGCCGTGTTTCGCGTGCCCGTGGTGGCCGCGCCCAACGCTCCAACACCTACCGCCACCGCATCGCTGCCGGTGTAAGCGTCTGCTGCCTGATAACCCACGGCCACGTTGTTGGCGCCAGTCTGGTTGAGCAGCAACGCGTCGGCGCCGAGCGCAGTGTTGCCCGCCCCCGTTGTTGCAGCGTTCAACGCTCGATACCCAGCACCCGTGTTGTAGTTTGCCGTCGTAGCGGCCGACAACGAATCGTAGCCAACGGCCACGTTGTAATCCCCGCTGGTGTTGGCATCTAAGGCTTGCGAGCCGACCGCGACGTTTTGAAAGCCGTCAGTGTTTGACGTCAGCGCGTTGTACCCAACGGCAACGTTGTTCGACCCCGTGGTGTTGCTGTCCAGCGCCGTATCGCCCACGGCAATGTTGGTGGCAATGCTGCTGGCGCCTAGGCCCACGGCAACGCCGACTTGCTTGGTCAAGTCAAACGCCGCGTAGATGTTGTCGTCGGTCTTGATCGTCACGCCCAGCGACGTCTGCAGCACGAACTTGTACGACGAACCTGCCGTCAGCCAGATTTGCGCGGGCGTTCTGCCGGCGCTGTCAAGCACGATGGGGTTGGCGTTGGCCGTGCCGCCAGTAGACGACGTGTACGTCGCCGCGGGCGTGGTGGTGCCGGCAGCGTAGGTGTAGATCAAGCCCCCCGCCAGCGGGTTGCCGTTGTTGTCGAAAAACTGGGCGCCTGCGCCTGCGTATTGGGAGAGGACGACTGCCATCAGGGCCTCACTGTTGAATCTGGGTGACGGTGACGATCACGGCGGCCGAGGCGGGCGCATAGGCCGTGGCGGCAACGGCGGTAAGCGACAGCGCGGTGTCTGAGACGGCCCACATAAGCTCGATGTACTCGTTGGCCTGCAAGGAGAAAAATTCCGACACCGTGATTGTCGCAAAACCGCCGTTGCTGTCCAGCGACGAGATCGCCGTGCTGTTGGAGTAGTCCGTCGTCCCGTTCCGGCGAAACCACACCCTAGCGTTCTTGGACGACGAATTGGTCGAGGTGAACTGATACCGCACCGTCAACTGGTACAGGCCCGACTGCGGCACTTTGAGGCGCGTCAGCGGCGAACCCTCCAGCGTTACGCCCTCGGCAATCTCCGTGGTGTCCAGCGGAATGGCGTATGCCGTGTTGATCACCGCTGCCGTCAGGTTAGTCGTGCGCGTGAACTCGCCGTAATACTTCTGCTGCTCAATGGTGGGCCGCACGAAGATGTCGCCGTTAGTGGCGTTGGCCACCAGCACCGCGGCCACGGGAATCACGTTGTCAGGTGCCGTGGGCTTGGTCGCCGTCAGCCCACCGGCTACCGTTGGGCTGGCGTACAAAACGTCGCCCACGGAAAACATGCTTGTGTCAATCTGGGTGACGTTGCCCCACACGCAGCACAGGCCCGTGGCGCCGCTGTCAGGCAGCTCCTCGGCCATCACGCCCAAGATGTACAGCGACGGCGATGAGCCGTCAGCCAGGTACGGGGCGACGGACAGCACGTTGTTTGACCCGACGCCCACGAAACCGACGACGGCGCCCTTGGGGATCGTCGTGCCCGTTGTGTTCTGGACGATGGTGTACTGCGTTAGCGCGGCGTTCTCTGTCGCGTTCTGCAGCAACTGGAAGAACCGAAACCACGCGCGAGTGGTCAACGACCCCTGATCCACCAGCGGGTCGCGCTGAGACGGTACGCGCGGTGCAAGCTCCACGTTAGGCGCTCGTTGGGGTGACGGAAAGCTCCGCACCCATGATGGCAATCTTCACCGGATCACTGCCGCTGACTTCGTACACGCGATCCCGCAGCTTGGTGGTCATGCCCAACCGGCGCCATATAACGCGCTTGCCGTACTCGCCCAGCTTGCCCATGCTGGCCCAGTGCTCGTTGCTCCAGGTGTGGCCGCCGTCGTCGGACCAACGGAGCATGGCGCGAGAAGTGCCAACATTGACTGTGCCGCTTATGTAAGCGTTGTATTTTGATGGGTTCGCAAACAGAATTTCTGTTGCCGTGATTTGCAAATAATTTCTGACGGGCTCAGAGACTGGATTTCCTGCTGCGTAGGACAGAACTGTAGTTGCGTCAGCTAAAACAACAGACCCGGTGTTGTCCACATCTCCTAGCATTCTTCCATTGAACTTTTCGCCCATGATTGAAGATCCGGGCTGCGTTCCTACGGAATATTGCAAAATGCCAAGTCCAAATGCAATCCAATTGATGCTTGCCGATGCTGTGTCAAAAAAAGCAGACGCCCCGGCCTCACAATCCAACTGCAACGCATGATGCGCCGTGCGCTTCAGCGTGTTCTGCCCCGTGGGCAACGCGCGCCAAGAGCGCAACCAACGCTGCTCATCGTTGCCGTCCTGATACACCTCGGGGTCAAACGCATAAACGCGCCCGTTTTCCCAATCCCCCACCAGCACCTGCCCTGCAAAATTGGCCTGGCAGTTGCTCCGATGCCGGCGGTACTGCACGCCGTCCCAGAATGCCCGCTCATGCCACGCGCCAGTAGCGACGTCAAACACCCACGTAGCCTGCGCCGTCGGGAACGTCAACACGTAGAACGAATGGCCGTCCTGCTGGTAGGAGTAGCCAATGGCGTCGTTCAGCACGCCGTACTGTTGAATCTGCCACTCGATGGCGTGCGTGCTGACGCGCTGGGCGTTGTAGCCTTGGTTGCGGTACACGATGCCGTTGCCGCGGGCGTCAGAGCCCAGCCAGAACACGGCGTTATCCAGCTTGGCCACGCTGTACGGCGCAAGGCAACCGGTTTCCATGAACGCGCCTTCGATGCGCGCCAGCGGAAAGTCAGCCAGGCCGGCGTTGTACCAGACCTCAACAGTGTTGTTGCCGAACAGCCACACCTCGCGGTGGTCGACCATCAGCGACACGATGTTGTCGGGGTTGCCCTCGGCACTGGCGAAGTCCAGCGGATCAATGGCAGTGCCGTCAAGCAGCGAGGTCACCCACACGCGCTGGCTGTTGGGCTCGTTGAAGACGAAGTAGCTGTCCAGATAGCCAACAGTGACGGCCCCCGGAAAGTCAGGGTCCGTGATCTGCGCAAACACACCCGTGTTGGCGTTGTAAATAAACGCGCTGGGGTTGCAGGCCACGAACAATTGGATGCCGTTGTCGGCCATGCTCACCGGCCCGCTGCCGTTGATTAGCCCCAGTTCCGTGGCGGCAAAGTTCCCGTCCACGCGGTACAGCTTGCCGCCAGAGGCAACGTACAGGAAGTCCCCGAACTTCCACATTCCCCGGATGGGGCCTTCGCCCACGGTCGCCACCAGACGGAGCCCCGGGCACCGCTGCAGAAACGCCGGTTCCTTGCCGCCCTCGGGCACAACCTCTGGAAACAGGTTGACCATGCGGTTCGCCGCAGCATTGACGCTGCGGGCAACATAGGCCCCACCGAGAATAGGCGTCTTCACGGCGTGCCGGCGTAGATGTTGAACCGCTGCTGCCGGCGGTTGATCAGGTTGTACGGCAGGCTCATGATGTCGTCAGCGAAGTTGATCCGCTTCAGATCGCGCTTGGACGCCATCGCAATGCGCTGCACCGTCGGCGGCGGCTCAACGCC